TCCAGCAAGTTTGTGGAGTTTATCCCGCGCGGGCAAGAGGATGTGCAGTTTGCCGATCAGGCCACGACCTACATTCACTGGAAGTTTAACGAAGTTGGCGGGTTCCGCATCCTATCCGATGTGTTCCACGATGCGCTGATCAAAAAGATGGGCATCGCCAAAGCCTATTATGAGGAAAAGACCAAGACCAAAATCTACACCTACAGCGGCCTGAACGACATGCAGTTTCAGGCGTTGATGTCTGATCCTGATGTCGAGGTCATTGAACATACGGAAACCACAGAAGCCGAAGCGATGGTTGCGCCAGAGATGGCGTTTGGCGCACCGCCTGTCACGTCGCATGATCTAAAGATTTCGCGCACGACATACGCTGGCGACATTGTGATCGACAGCATCCCGCCGGAGGAGTTTTTCTTTGACCGGAATGCCCGCACGATTGACGATTGCTATGTCTGCGGCCAGCGGACAGATATGCGCGTCGGTGATCTGGTGGCGATGGGCTTTGAGTTTGACGACGTGTTCAATCTCAATAGCAGCACCGACAATGACACGATCGTAGAGAGCGAAGAAGAAGCCCGGCGCGGCTACAGCCTGAACGGCAACGAAGACGAAAACGCCATTGATCCATCCATGAAGAAGGTGATGGTGACTGAGGCGTATATGCGCATCGACGTGGACGGCACGGGTATCCCAACGCTGCACCGCGCTATTCTGGGCGGCAATGCCTACAAGGTGCTGTCCGTTGAGCCGTGCGATGAAATCCCGTATGCCATCTTTGAGATTGACCCAGAACCGCACACGATGCTGGGCCGGTCCATTCCCGATCTGACGATGGACGATCAGGACACGGCAACGTCAATTCTTCGCGGCGTTCTGGACAACGTGGCAATGGTCAACAATCCCCGCATCGGTATCGTCAAAGGCAAGGTCGATGTTGATGACGTGCTGAACAATGAGATCGGGGCCGTGATCCGCCAAGACGCGCCGGGCATGATGGAAGTTTATGCCGTGCCGTTTACCGCAGGCCAGACCCTGAGTGCGCTGCAATACATGGACGGGCTGGTAGAGCAAAAGACAGGCGTCACACGGGCCAGCATGGGGCTTGACCCAGACTCCATGCAGTCAACGTCCAAGGTGGCTGTCAGCGCCACTATACAAGCCGCTGCGGGCCAGATCGAGACAATGGCACGCAACCTTGCCGAGGGCGGTATGCGCCGCCTGTTCGGCCTGATACTGCGCCTGACGGTCAAGCACGCTGACGGCGAAAAGCTGATGCGTCTTAACAGCCAGTTTGCACCAGTTGATCCCCGCGTCTGGGATACGTCGATGGATGTGTCTGTGAACGTGGGTCTTGGCACTGGGCGCGAAGAAGAAAAGTCTGCCGCATACCGCGAAATCCTTGGGATGCAGATGCAGATATTCCAGCAGTACGGGCCGGGCAACGGTGTTGTTTCGCTGACGGGTATCCGCAACACGCTGGCCGATATGCTGGCATCGTCTGGCATCCGCAATGCAGAGCGCTACTTCAACCCGATGTCGCCAGAGATTGAACAGCAGATGATGATGCAGGCGCAACAGGCGCAGCAACAGCAGCAGCAGATGACCGATCCCAACCAAGCTTACATGATGGTTGAACAGGCCAAGGCGCAGGCGCGTATGCAGACCGACGCCCAGCGCGCCCAGCTTGACGCACAGAAGGCGGTTGCCGACCATGAGCGCAAGATGATGGAGATGTCGGCCAACATGGATTTGGAGCGCGATAAAATGGCGCAGCAGTTGGCTTTGGATAATGCCGAGTTGCTGGCGAAATACGGATTGAAGGCAAACGAAATGGCCATCAAAGCTGAACAAAACGCCCCGCGTGACCCAATGGGTGTCCCACGATGAGTGCTGAACAGAAGAAACAGCACGCGGAGCGCCTTTTGGCCGATCCTACTTTGCGCGAGGCGCTGGATATGGTAAGAGGGAAAGCAATTGGGGTATTCAAACACCCCATGTCGTCGCAAGACGAGATTATGGAAGCGCACCGGATGGTCCGGGCGTTAGATGCTTTGGAGACGCAGCTTGTATCGTTCGTAGTGGACGGCAAGATCTCGGAGCATCGGAATAGGGAGCAGCACCGTGGATAACACGACTGCAACGGGCAGCATCGAAGATGTTGCGGACAATCTGATCTTTGATCAGGAACCTGCCGAGCAGGACGAAGTGATGGAAGCCGACGATCAAGACGATCAGGCGGAAGTTGCGGAAGCCGAGGAAGCAGACGAAACGGTGGACGAGGCAGACGAAGCCGATGACACCGACGAGGATGACGACGCAGAGGACGCCGAGGAGACCGACGAGGAGCCAGCGCAATCGCTCTATGCCGTAAAGGTAAATGGCGAAGAAAAGCAGGTGACCCTAGACGAGTTACGCCGAGGCTATTCGGGTCAGGAATACATCCAGCAACAGATGCGTCAAGTTGCCGAAGGCCGTAAGCAGGTCGAAGCAATTTACAATCAGTTGCAGCAGGAAGCACAGCAAGTTGCTACGCTTCGCCAACGACTGGAAACTGACGGCATTCCCGCCCAGCCCAAGCCACCCGGACGCGATCTTTTTGAGAGAGATCCGATTGGATACATGGAAGCCAAGCTGAAATACGACGACGATGTCGCAGCATGGCAGGGTCAAGTCGGGGAGTTTGAGGCGGTAAGTAATCGCCAACGACAAATGCAAGAGCAAGCGCATGCCTATACACTCCAGCAGGAGATGGCCAAGCTGACGCAAGTATTGCCGGAGATTGCAGATCCCGAAAAGGGTCCGCAGGTTCGCAAGGCGATGATTGACGTTGGTGTCCAATACGGCTTCGCGCCGGATGAGATTGCGCAGGTAGTTGACAGTCGTCAGGTTCGGGTTCTGCACGACGCCATGAAATACCGTCAGATGATGGCGGCAAAGGATGGCATCAAACAGAAGGTTGACCGCGCGCGCCCTATGGTAAAACCGGGCGTTAAGCAGCCAACCAGTTCGGGCAAGGTGAAGCAACGCAAGGTCGCTGAAGGCCGAATGCGATCCACGGGTAGCGTCGATGACGTTGCTAAGTTTCTCTTGTCTTAATATAGGAGCCTCGAAATGGCTGTGAATGCAAACACCAACAAGACCTACGATGTCAAAACCATCCGTGAGGACTTGCAAGATGCGATGATCTCGATCTCGCCAACCGAAACCCCGTTCCAGAGCGCCATTGGCCGCAAGACTGCAACGAACACTTACTTTGAGTGGTCGGAAGTCGATCTGGCAGCACCAGCCGCAAACCGCGTGCTGGAAGGTGAAGCAGCACCCGGCAACGATGCGCCGACCAACGCTGTCCGTCTGGCAAACTACACGCAGATTTCTGACAAGGTTGTCGAAGTTTCCGACACCAACCAGAAAGTCAACGGCGTGGCTGATGCCCAGACTGTTGCAAAACAGATCGCCTACAAGCTGAAAGAGCTGAAGCGCGATATGGAAGTCATGCTGCTGTCCAACGTAGCCGCCGTTCCTGGCGATGCGACGACAGCCCGCGTGACTGCTGGTCTGCCTGCGTTCCTGCGCACCAACGTGGATCGCGGCACTAGCGGTGCGAACCCAACGCTGTCCGGCACCACCGCTGGCTATCCCAACGCGGCTGCAACTGACGGCACACCACGCGCCCTGACCGAAGCCATGTTGAAAAACGTGATCGCTCAGTGCTGGGACAACGGCGCAGAGCCATCCATCGTTCTGTGTGGTTCGGCTGTGAAGCAGAAGATCTCTGCAACTTTCACCGGTTCGGCAACCAAGTTTAAGAACGTCGATGACATGAAAATCGTCGCCGCTGTTGACCTTTACGTTTCCGACTTCGGCGAATTGCAGATCGTTCCAACACGTTTCTTGGAAACACGCACCGTGGCTGGCCGCGATGTGTTCGTTCTTGATCCAAACTACGCACGGGTTGCATACTTGCAGACCGTCACGCAGAAGCCACTGGCCCGCACAGGCCACGCCGAGCGTCGTTTGATCTCGACCGAGTATGGGCTTCAGGTTGATTCCCAGAAGGCACATGGTTTGATCGCGGATATCAATGGCTCTCTCTAAGCCATTCTTACGAAACAACTAATGATTGGGGCGGCATAGGCTGCCCCTTTCTTTTGCGGCTAGCCCCGGTAAAGCCAAGTTCTTTCTCTAACAAAATGCGTTGATCGAGTGCGCTTTGTATCGTGGGAAACGTGCCGCGATACTTGCCCGAAATATAGAGTCGTATTTTACCATTGTTGCTGATGAAGACGCCAGCGTGTCCGCTCTTGTTATCTGCCCTAAGCCCCGCATTGCGCTGATTGATGCCTTGGTCAACCAACCTAAGATTTGCTATGCGGTTGTCGTTTCTTAGGCCATTCAAATGATCAATCTGACCCACAGGTTCTTGGCCAAAAGCTAATTTCCAAATCACTCTGTGGGCCTTGCATGCCATGCTGGCAAGGTGACCGACCTTGTATCCATGAGGGTCAACATGCCCCAGCGCTTCTTTGCCGGCGTATCGCGTGTTCCATGTGTTGCAGATGCGCAGGTCATTGCCTTTAAACATTTCACGCGGGCGCGGCTTCCAGAACAGCAGCCCAGTTTCTGCGTTGTAATCCAGCAGTTGACGCAATGTTTCTACAGGTGGTAAGTCTTTGGCCATCGGAGCCTCCTTGGTTCGGTTTCGATCACGGCTCCGGCAGTTGGTCCTGCGCGGAGCCATTTCATTATAGCGGCATCCGGTAAAAATCCAAGGTGCTTTACCGGCAGCCATAAATCGTGTAACTTTCGGGCAACGGCTACAGCTAACCCCCTGAGGAAAATTACATGCCCAAAATCCGTATCACAACAGATCGCAAGCCGTGGCTAAACGGTAGCTCGCTTGAAGTTGGCACCGAAGTTGATGCAACCGATGCAGATGCGCGCACGCTGATTGATCTTGGCTTTGCCGAGGAAATCAAGGTTGCACGCAAGGGCAAGGGTGCCAGCGATGTATGATGTCCGCGAAAAGATGATCGAAGAAGACGGCAAGCTGCACATCACCCGTTCGCAGGATGTCAAATATCTGATCGACGAGAACAAGGCGCTGGCCGACATTGCCCCGTCTATGCACGGTGACGCCAAGTTTCGCCTTGCTGGTCGCATCCCGTTCGTCATTGCCGAGCAATGGTCTGCCGAGTGCGGTGCGGGTATTGGGACAAAAGAGTTTGCCCTTTATTGCAAAAAGAAAATGATGGATGGCGATTTCGCAGCGTTCCGGGTCAAGGGGTTCTGACATGGCTGATGAACCGAACACGCCAGACCATCGCTGGTATGAGCGCCGCAATAACATTTCACTGCCGAAAGAAGATTTCAGCCGCGATGTAATCTTTGACAGCGGCATTCAAAAGATTGATGCGTGGATTGCATTGCAGCCTTGGGGGACGTCATGAACGAAGCACTGCCATTCATTGACGCAGCAATAAAGTATCTAATCGTCCCAGCGGTTATTTGGGTTTGGATGCTGCACAAGCAACAAGGCATCCATTCAACGGATATTGCGGTTTTGCGCGCAGAGGCTAACGCACGCGACCAAGCCCGGCGCGAAGAACGCGAGGCGACTGCCGCCCAGCTTGAACAGATCATAGGCATGTTACAGACGCTCAACGGGCGCATTGACACAATGATGTCGGGAAACAGCAAATGAGGCGCACATTCGCACACTATAGCAAGGTTCCGCCCGCAGAATGGCCTTGGCATCATTTCAGCCCGCGCGAGATCGCTTGCAAAGGCACCGGCAAGCTGACAATAGACACCGAGGCAATGGATATGCTGCAACGCCTTCGCAGCAACCTTGGCAAGCCGTTGATCCTGACATCTGCATATCGGTCGCCAGAGCATAACCGCAAGGTCGGTGGGGCCAAGGCATCTAAGCACATGGAAGGCATCGCGTTTGATGTCCGGATGGATAACCACGATCCGCACACGTTCGAAGCTGCGGCCCGCGCGGTCGGCTTTACAGGTTTCGGCTATTATCCCAAGTCAGGGTTCATGCACATCGACACGGCAGAGCCGCGTAGCTGGGGGACGCCTTGGCCGCTATCCCCCACATCGTGGCCCACAGAGCCGCCCCGACAGCCTGAGAAGCTATCCGAGGACAAGGACGCCCAAGCAGCCGCTGGGGCCGGTGTAGCGGGCGCTGTGGCCGTTGCAGCAGACTATCTGCCTGTCTTGGGTCAGTTGGCCCCCACGGCGCAGCTTGTAGCCGTTGTCGTGGCCGCTGCGTTCATTGGCTACATGCTTTGGCGTCGGACGCGTTGAATGTTTCTGCGCATAAAACTTTGGCTTGCCGCGGCTGGTGCACTTTTGATCGCTTTCGCCGCAACATACTGGCGCGGAAGGTCCAGCGTGGCCGCAGCCGCAAAACGTAGGGAACTAGAAAGCTATGTTGGAACCCGTGAACTCATGGACAAAGCCGATGTGCCTGACAGCCCTGACGCTGTTCGTGACTGGCTGCGCGACCGTGCAAAGCAACGCGATCTGTGACGGATCGTCTGCCGCCAGAGACGCCCACACAACGGCGCTTATCGCTGATGGTGGGGATTTATCGGTGGTGACTGGTGCGCGCCTGTTGGCCATGCTGGACGCGGCCTGCACCGAAAGGAGCTAGAAATGCCAACACCACCTATTGACCCAGCCCTGTTGCAGGAGGCGATTGACCTTTGGCGTGAGCATGGCAAATCCGTTCGAAAAGCCGCTGACGCTTCTGGGCTAAATTATTACACCTACGGTTCGCGGCTGGAGAAAGCAAAGAAGCTGGGGATGCACCTCGACCCAGCGGTTCGTGACAGCATGAGCGCGGTCGGGACGGGCATGGTTCCTGCGTTAATCTGGGCGAAAACAAAATCAGAAGACGGCACAAGTTATTCAACGCTGCTGAAGCCAGAGCAGGACACTGAGAGCCTTATAGACGCGCTACGGGACGGCTTGGCCGATCTTGAGCCGGGACAGTATGCAAATTGCGCTGACCCGCTTCATGCGGCCTCTGGTGGGCTGCTGGTGATTGATCTAGCTGACGTTCACATCGGCAAGCTGACGGTTCAATCAGAGACGGGGTATGAATACAGCAGGCAAGCTGCCGTTGACCGCATGTTGCGTGGCACGCAGGCGCTTTTGAACAAAGCACGCGGGCATGGTGTGGCGCGGGTTTTGTTTGTTCTTGGCAATGATATCCTGCACGTTGACAACACAAAGCGCCAAACAACAAGTGGCACCCCACAAGACACCCACGGCAGCATCCATGAAATGTATAGGGATGCGCAAGCGGCTTACATCGCAGCCATTGAAACCTGCGCGGCTGAATACGTTGTGGATTTGATCTATTGCCCGTCTAATCACGATTGGTTGATGGGCTGGGCGCTGGCGAATAGCATTGGCACATGGTTTCGCAACCATCCAAACGTCCAGAGCAATGAATACAGCCTGTCTGAAATGCATCGCAAGTATTACCGCTATGAAAACAACCTGATCGGCCTGACCCACGGCGACGGGGCCAGAGAGGCTGATCTATATCCGCTAATGATGACAGAAGCCCGCAGCCATGTGTCTGATGCGCAGCACCGATACTGGTATCTGCATCATTTTCATCACAAGATCCGGAAGGCCCAAGGCGTTAGGCCGCATGACCGCGAAAAGGATCACATCGGCCTGACCGTCATTAAGTCTGGCGTTGCGGCCCAAATGGGTGACAACGTGCAGATTGAATATATCCGCAGCCCGTCACCGCCTGACTCTTGGCATGACCGCAATGGCTATGTTAACAGACAGGCCGTTGAATGCTTTATCCACGATCCACATGAAGGGCAAAACGCCCGATTTACGCACTGGTTTTAAGATGGTCATTTCACAGCACGACATTGACGCCATGTCTGGGCCGCACCTTGTCGGCATCACGGGCCGCGCCGGGTCTGGCAAATCTGCTGCATCTGATGCGCTGGTTGAGGCTGGCTGGGTGCGCATGAAGTTTGCATCGCCGTTGAAGGATATGCTGCGCGCCATTGGGCTGACCGATCAGCACATTGAAGGCGATCTCAAGGAAGTGCCATGCGATCTTCTATGCGGGCAAACCCCGCGTCACGCGATGATTACGCTGGGGACCGAGTGGGGCCGCGAAATGATTGGTGGCAATTTCTGGATGAATATTGCCGCCAACAGAATTGCAACCGCGATGGCCGCTGGAATAAACGTGGTTGTTGATGATGTGCGCTTTGACAATGAGGCCGATCTGATCAGGCGTCTGGGCGGCGTTGTGTTGGGCTTAGAGCGCGACAACGTGCTGGCCATTGACCACAAGTCAGAAGCGGGCGTCACGGCAGACATGATCTATCGAAACGACGGTTCTGCCGCTGAATTACGCGGATACATGATTTCTGTTTTTGCGCAGCTTGGTGAGTGGGAATGACGGCTTAGTTGTCGTCTGACAACCTATCTGAGCATCTCAGCGACTAAGGGCAGGAACCCGTGATCGGGGCCGTGCTTGGCAACCCATGACGCCTTGCCATTGTGGATCGCTTCGGGGCCGTCTTGGTGATGCGCTTTGCATAGTGAAATGGTATCAAAGTCGCTGGCCCTGCTGGTGCCGTATCGGTCGCAGATCACATGATGGACATCTGACGGGCCGGGCTTGCCACATATAACGCATGGAAGCTGCTTGACGCGGGCCATGTGAGCCCGCGCCTTTGCTGTGCCGCGTTCCGGCTTTGGTTGTTTTAACCCAAGAGGACCGCGACCGGTAAGGTTCAAAGCCAACGCTCCCATTTATGGCAGGCCGTGTTCACCTGCTTTGCCAGATCGTAAAGGTCAGTCACGCGCGCCTTGCTCTTTTTGGCGCGGTAGATGGCGGCTGCGATGCGATCCTTTTCCTCGTATAGCGCAGACAACTTGTTGCGGGCAATCGGGGCCATGATGGGCTTGAGCATCCAGCGCATCATAGCATTCCTAAGGCTTGGCGATACAATTCTTCGATTGCATCTTCTTCGGCCAAAACATCGGCACGCTTTTTGCGCAGAGACACGATCTTGCGGATAGTCTTTACGCAGTATCCGCTGCCCTTGGCTTCGACGTAAATGTCTGCGCGGGCTTCGGTTTCGTCAGAAATCCGCGCGTTCAGGTGTTCGATGCGTTCAACGATTGCGCGCAATTCATCGGCGGTGACGTTCTGTGTGGTGTTTGTCATGTCATGCTCTCTTTGGTTTGTTTTCAGGTA